TGGATACGGTGCCGGGGCAGCCGGAAGCAATCTTGATTTCAACAACGATTTTCCGTATGACTACACATCCAATATTATGAATCAGAAGTTGAATAACACCGGATTTGTGCCGGAAAACTTCAGGATGAATATATATGGACCGTGTACCAATCCGCAAATCACCATAGGCGGCCATGTGTACGAAGTGGCAAAGGAATTTGAAGCGAATGAGTATTTGACGATTGATTCCATTGCAAAAACAATCACCTTGACACATACGGATGGAGCGGTGGAAAATTGCTTCAATTTGCGGAACAAGGATTCTTATATCTTTGAAAAAATCCCGGTTGGGGTGAATACGGTATCCACAAATGCCGAGTTCAAATTTGATGTAACTCTTTTCGAGGAAAGGGGGTAACCAAAATGGACTTGATATATATGAATGCCGAAAAAGAAGATGTGGGAGTGATTGCAGATTATACCTTTGATTTGGCCTTCGGGAAAGATGAAAACAACTTTGAATGCGTAGTAGATACCGGAAGCCATTGTTGCGAAGCAGGCTTCTATTTGTACTATGAAGGCACAGAATATGGCGGTGTGATTGATTCCATTAAGGTTGACACGGACAAGGCGGAAATAACCTATATCGGGCGCACATGGCATGGCATTTTGGATTCAAAGATATTGGAACCGGATGGAGATTATTTGATTCTTTCCGGGGAAGGAAATGCGGTGCTTGCATCCCTGATTGAAAGAATGGGGCTTGGGGCTTTGTTTACGGCTTCCACGGAAGATTCAGGCATTGCGGTCCGGAACTACAAAATGAACCGTTATATCGGCGGATATGCAGGCATCCGGAAGATGCTAAAAGCATCCGGGGCAAAATTAAATATTGCATTCAAGAATGGCTTTGTGGAATTATCCGCAAGGCCATTTGTTGATTATTCCAAGGATGAACAATTCGACACGGACCAAATAGATTTCGTGATACAGAAAAACTTCAAACCTTTGAATCATGTGATATGCCTTGGGGCCGGGAACCTTGCGGAAAGGGAAATCATTCATGTATATGCAGATGCATCCGGGGAGATAAGCGCAGCGCAAACAATCACCGGGGTTGATGAAGTGGCGGCAACCTATGACAATGCCAATGCGGAATCTTCCGAAGCATTGATGCAGGGCGGAATTGATATGATAAAGGCATCTTGGGGTGCAGATAAGGTGGATTTTGATTTTGATTCAAATGATGAAACCTTTGATATTGGGGATGTGGTTGGTGCGGTGGAATTTACCACAGGCATTCAGGCATCTTCGGAAATCACGAAAAAAATTGTCAAAATAAAGGACAATACAACAACAATATCATACAAGGTGGGTGAATAATTATGGCACATTTAATTACAGGATACGCAGGGGAAGAACATATCCAATCGGCGGACCAGGGTTCTTTCAATGCATCATTTTTCGGCACCGGGGAATATGTCATGGAAGCCGGCAATCAGTTTGAAGCATCCGTGATGGACAATAACACGGTGCGAATCTTTGACGGTGATATTTTGATGCAGGGGCGGCACATCCGCATTGAACCGAACACATACGAAGATATAACAATCACAACCGGCACCGCAGGAGTGAACCGGAATGATTTGATTTGTATGCAATACAAAAAGGATTCTTCTTCCGGGGTAGAATCGGCACAAATCGTAGTTGTAAAGGGTACGGAAGGCACAACCGCATCCGATCCGGCGCACACAACCGGGGATATTCTTTCCGGGGCAACAACCAATCAGATGCCGTTGTACCGTGTAAAGATTGAAGGTGTAGTGCTTGCAGGTGTAGAAGCATTGTTTGATACAATCCCGACTTTTCAGGCATTGGCGGAAAGATACAAGGCAGAATTTGTTGAAGCGTGTGAAAGCCATTTGGATTCCCTGAATGTGCTTGACACAATGGAAGAAGTTGAAGCCAACACACAGGCAAATCAACTTGCCGGGGCATTGGCGGTGAAGGAACTTGCAATGACCTTGGGAACGGTTGAATTTCGGGTGAACAATGGGCAACTTCAATATAGATACGAAAGCGAGGAATAAGACATGGGAACAATGACAGAATGGCAGGATGTTGGAATGAGTAGCGAAGAAAAGGCACAGTTGCAAGCGATTTATGATAAGGTAATGAATGAGGATTTAAGCATAGTGCCATCAACCATTTATGGTTCTGGCGGTCAAACATTAGAAATAACGACAGGAAAATATATATGTATAGCATTTGCGCATGGATATGATATAGATTCAAATTATCAGCAAGTCTATTGGACATTTGATGTATCTATTGAAGGTACATACGAAACAATATTCCCATTAACTGATTACCAACTTGTTAAAGCGGGTGCCGTATCAACTACAAAATATATGATTATTAAAAAAGAGGAAAGCGAAACAATAAAAATAACGGCAACACCCACAAGGACTAATATTCATATTATTGCGTTTGCTATATCTTAATTGTTAAAAAGAAAGGAAAAATAATATGTTCGCAATCGAAGCAGGGGGCAAATATGTTAAGAGTACAATTCAATGATTCCCTTTCTATGCAGGCGGTGGATTTCAAAACCATTTCGGATTCGGTTGTGCAACTCACCGGGGAGAAAGTCCCGGAGAACACAAGCGGATTCAAAGTGTATCGCCTGAATGGTGAATTTTTGGGAGATTATTCAGATTACACAAACATAGTGGCGGAAGTGCAGAATGGCTTCCAATACGGCAAATAACAAAAGATAACCTTGCAAATGGCAAAGAAAGCGAGGTTATATGAAAGGCATACAATTTGGCAATTATCATTCATGGGATGATTTTGCATTGATATTAACAGCAAAGGAAATCGGAACACCATCCATCAAAACGGAAAACATTGATATTCCGGGCGGGGATGGTGTTCTTGATTTGACTGAATTTTTCGGTGAAACAAAGTACGGCAATAGACCACTTTCTTTTGAGTTTTCCACCATTGTTCCGCAATCGGATTTCATGCGCCTATTTTCGCAGGTGCAAAATGCCCTGCATGGACAGAAAATGCGGATGGTATTGGATAATGATGCGGAATGGTATTACACCGGAAGAATCGGTGTATCACCTTGGAAGGCGGAAAAGAGCATTGGAAAATTCACCATTGATTGTGATTGCGAGCCGTACAAAACAAAGGTGAATGATACGGTGATTTCCGTTGCCGTAACGGAAGAAACAACGGTTATTCTTCAAAACAGCAAAAAAAGAGTGATTCCCACAATCGACATTACCGGGGAAATCAATTTGACCTTCGGAACAAACTTTTGGGCTTTAACGGAAGGCAGATATGATTTGCCGGCGGTGGTGCTTGAATATGGGGATAATGAAATCACATTAAGCGGTGCAGGAACGGCAACCTTCACATACAGGGAAGGGGGCTTATAAATGTATCAGGTATATTGCGATTCATGGCTTCTGCATGCGGATATAGAAGATTATAGATTGATAGGCCCGAAGTTGGAATTGGAATTGAATCAGATTGGAAAATTTGATTTCACGATTTACAACAACCACATCAATTTTGACAAATTGCAGCGGTTGAAATCTATTATCACGGTTTATCAAGATAATTATTTGATTTTCCGGGGCCGGATTCTGAATGATGAACAAGGATTTTATAACGAAAAGCAGGTTTCTTGTGAAGGGGAACTTGCTTTTTTAATTGATTCCATTCAAAGGCCATATGAATTTCAGGGAACACCGGCGGAGTTATTCCGGCTATTCATAGAAAACCACAATGCACAGGTGGATGCGGCGCATAGGTTTATTGTTGGAAATATCACCGTAGTTGATCCAAATGATTATATTGCCCGGAGTGATTCGGAATACCTGAATACATGGGAATCTATTCAGAAAAAGTTATTGGATACCCACGGCGGCTATATTTGGATACGGCATGAACCGGAAGGCATTTATATTGATTATTTGGCGGAATTGAATCTTCTATCACCGCAGGCGGTAGAGATTGGGAAGAACCTTCTTGACCTGAAAAGGGAAACAAAGGGGGAAGATATTGCAACGGCAATCATCCCTTTGGGAGCCAAGGTGGATGATTCCCGGATAACCATTGAAAGTGTGAATAATGGTGTGGACTATGTGTATAACCAAGAAGCGGTGGATGCATACGGTTGGATTTTCCGGGTGCAGACTTGGGATGATGTAACATTGCCGGAAAACCTATTGACGAAGAGCAATGAAGCCTTGCAAGCGCAAATGCAGATGCTTTATTCCTTGGAATTAACGGCGGCGGACCTTGCAACGGTGAATAAAGCGGTGGAATCCTTCCACTTGGGAACATGGGTGCAGGTGACAACCAATCCGCATTCTATCAATCAGAAATTTCTTGTTTCAAAGTTGATTCTTGAATTAGTGAATCCGGCGGCAAATAAGTTGACCTTGGGTGCTTCCGTTTATACCATGACAGAACAAACAATTTCCGGGCAAATAGCCACGGAAAACAGGTTGATGGACATTTCCTTGGATACGCAAGAAAGGCTTGAAAATGGCCTGCTAGAAACGGAAAGAAAACTATCTGCACAGATTGCGGCCACATCCGAGAGCATAACCGCAACGGTGATGGATGAAGTGTATTTGAAAGATGATACAGATGCATTGATTTCCGCCGTAAATACGCAAATCACGCAAACGGCAGAAGATGTGGAAATCCGGTTCAATGAGTTTTCGCAGGATATTGATTCGGTTGCAGCCGGTACGGATGCCAAGTTTGAAGAAATCAGCAAGTACATTCGCTTCGTTGATGGAAATATCATTCTTGGCGAAGAAGGAAACACATTGACCTTGCGGATAGACAATGACCGGATTTCTTTCCTTGATTCCGGAATGGAAGTGGCATATTTCAGTAATAACAAATTGTATGTAACAGATGGCGAATTTCTGCATTCCCTTCAACTAGGCAATTTTGCCTTCATGCCAAGGGAATCCGGAAATCTATCATTTGGAAGATTGTAGGGGGCATATATGGCAACATCAAATGCAATGTCAACTACTAATGATAAAATCAAGTATAAAATCACGATAACGCAAAACAGCCAAAGTGTGGCGAATAACACATCCAATGTGACAGTATCGGTCCGGGTATATCGTACAAATACAGGTTATACCACATACGGCACCGGCACAGTATATTGCACCATAAACGGCACGCAATACACGGATTCAATCACTTCTTCTGATAAGATAACATCTTCCGGGATAGTGATTTTCAGCAAAACATTGAATATCTCACACAATGCAGATGGTACAAAGACCTTGGCAACATCCGCAAGGATAACGCACGATCAATTTTCTTCGAGTAATCAGAGTTATTCGCAGGCATTGACAACCATTCCAAGGGCAACGACACCAACACTTTCTGCATCAAGTGTGAATATGGGTTCTTCCATCACAATCAACATGGCAAGGGCATCCGGTTCCTTCGACCATACCTTGACATATAAATTTGGAAGCGCAACCGGAACCATAGGAAGTGACCTGGAAACATCCAAAGCATGGACAGTTCCCTTGTCCTTGGCAAGTCAGATTCCGAACGGAACATCCGGCACCTGCACAATCACATGTAAAACATACAACGGAAGTACACTGATAGGCACCAAAACGGCATCTTTCACCGCAAAGGTGCCT